CAAATAGCTTATCTCTTAAGTAATTTACGTCAGTAATACCGTCATACTGTAGTCCACCTAATGTTTCGATCTTAGTTGATGTATCATTTCCTCTCATGGGGATATAAAAATCCTCCATTAAGTTCTGCATGTTGTACTTTAAGTTATATTCACCTGTTTGTTGGTCAATATAAGGAGTACGCTTCATTTTAGAGATAGCCTTCTGCATAAAGTTCTCTACTTCTGCAGGAGGTATACCGCCTACGTTCATATAGAATACTCTTTTCTCAGGAGCTCTAACAATTCTATGAATCAACATAGCATCTTCCATTAAAGTATACTGCTTAAATAATTTACGAGCAGGTTCAATATAAGAACGGCCGTAAGGTAAGAAGTTTACATCTGTTAATAGACGGAAGTGAGCTACTTCATAGTTATCGAAGTAGATTGACTTAGCATCGTGCTGGTTTGGAGTCTTAAAATACCCGTAAGTATCCGCAGCTAATCCATCAGGATCGTATCTAAATCTAACAGCAGTTGGATTTTCTGGATCGTAATGTTCTTGTCTTTCAATGTTAAATGCAGCAAAAGGAATTACGTTATAAACACCGTATTTCTCTGAAGCTTCTAACTTTAAAAAGAAATCACCATATTTACACATGTTTCTAATCCACCAACTTAAGTTAAATTCAACATTCAATACATCGTAGAATAGATTGTAGAGAATCTTTTGAATATTTTCGTCGTTTGATCTAATATGTAGAACCTCTCCCATATCATTCTTAAGAGTAGATTCTTCAGAAAGAATATCAAGAGCAGAAGCAATGATTGCATCTGTATCCATTGCATCATACTCAGAATATAACTGAGTTCTTAATGTTTGATAGTTAAATGAGGATTGGTAACCGTAGAGTGATGTAGGTGAAGTGGTGTAGATTCTATTGTATCTAGCCATCAAAGAGTTATTCTCTAACTCTCCTGACATTTGAATTTGATTCGTATCGGCTACTGATAATTGATTACCGCCGACGTTACGGATAATAACATCTGTAGAAAATAACCTGCGTAATCTTGAAAATATACTAGTATCAGCCATTGTTTATTATTAATATAAGTATAAATAGTTAATACATCCAGCTTATATCTTCTTTTCCTCCTCTACCGTTGTCTATTTCGTATGGATTAACAACGTGAGATGGTAGATATACACCCTGATGTGTTGGTTTCGTGGTTGAGATATTGTTCAAAGCATTACGAGTAAGGTCTAATCCCTGCTGTCGGAACTTTAAAGCAGTGTCTCTGATATACATTGCAATACCGAAGGCCATTACCAAGTCATCATTGTAGCCTCCTTGGGCTTCTGCTCTACCATTCTTCCATATAAACACTTTCATCTCTTCAACCAGTCTCTTAGACTGTATAATAACTGCCTTTTCGTTAACGTATTCTTGGAATTTACCAATAACTAACGGTCTAGTACGTGCATTCATTGAAAATCCTGCTACCATATTTGAGTTATAATCGTATTGATCGAAGTAAGACTCAGCAGTCATATTACCTCCTTTAGGAGAATAGTATAGATTATCGTAGCCTCTATCAATAACAGTCTGAATTGTTGACCATCCAATAGATGCATTTTCAATTATTAGTAATGCTTGGTTATATTCTGATGCTACACCTACTAGTAAGTGGCCGAATTCTTTAGTTCCTAACTGACCTCTATATTCTGCAACCTGAGAATTGTTCTCGATATCGATAATATGGAAGGTTGAGTAGTCTTTTCCATCACCTCTCGCTACGTCAGCTACTACCATGTAGCTTCTCGAGTAGTCAACAGGTTCCCATACCCATAGATTCATGTCAGCCCCACGTCTTTCCATTGGTTCTTTGATGTAAGTCTGTTGATAGAACTCTAAATACTCTCCGTAAAAGACTGTATCTCCGGAGGTTGCGAAGTCACAATCACATTCCTGTGCTGCAAGTCGTGGATCTCCTAGTAAATTGTCTTGAGCATCCCTCCAAACTTGATCTCTCTCCGGGTGAACGTACCAAGGTAGTTTAATTGGTAGGAATTCATTCTCTTTTGCTTCAGCTCTAACCCAGGTTTGGTGAAACCAGTTACCAGTACCGTAGGGAGTTGATAGTACAATCGCACCACCACCCGTTGCTAAGGTCTGTTGAGCGGATGCCCACGTCTCTCCAATGTTATCGATGAAGGCCGCCTCGTCAATTAACAGTAATGATACAGCTTCTGAACGAGCAGCATCTGAATTTGATGATTTAGCTGTGATTTTAGACCCGTTTGAGAGTCTTAAACTCAATTTATTCTTCTCTTCTGCATCAATTTTTAACCAAGAAGGTAGATTTTCGTACATAAACTGTACTTTTGACACTAAGTTACGTGCAGTTGCTTGTGTAGTTGCTAAGGTTAGAACGTTCTTATCTTTGTGAAAAAGCATTAACCACAGTGCATATCCTGCACCTAGAGTCGAAATACCTAGCTGTCTTGACTTTAAAATGATAGAATAAGGGTTTTCTTGGAAGTGTCTTAGTACTGTTTCCTGAAAAGGGTATAAATGAAATAAGATTCTACCCCTTAATGGATGCTGAATATAACAATATTTTTTCATAAAGTGAATGGGGTCAACCACACACCTGACGTACTCCTGTCTTATAATTTGTTTTAAGTCTTGGCTCATATCCCTAATAGTAAACCTGAGATCATCGAAACGATACCGACAGCATAGGCTACTATTTTAGCTGCATTCAAACGTTTATTTTCTTTCTTATACGTTTCAATGATAGAGTCTTTTTCTTTGATAACCTGCTTATAGTTTACTTCGTTTGCTTTATATTCAGCAATAGAGCTATCCCTATGAAGAATAATAGTATCTTTTGCAAAGATAATTTCTTTCATTGTCGAAATAGAGTCACGGGCGAAACCTAATTGCTTCCCGCAGTACACCCTCTCCTCTTTTACAATAATTGCTTTCCTTAAAGCATTACAAGGCACACAGCAAGTATCACTTGAAACTTTCTGCGAATAGAGAGGCGACATCGCTATTAGACATAGCACTAATACGCTTAAGATCTTCTTCATGTTGTTTATGTTCTTTAGCAGCTTCGGCTGCGGTTTTACTTAGTTTATTTTCAAGTTTTAAAACTCTAGCTTTCTGTACATCAACTAAAGAATCTAACTGCTTTATTTTTTGATTGTGTAATTCGATTTCGTTATTTAATGAATCGATCCTTCTTTCGTAAATAGAGGTGTCAGGTAGTTTTGACTCAGGTTTAAAAAAGCGGGTGTAAGCAATTCCTCCTGCAAATAGTAGGACGATAATCCAAATTATGATTTGTTTCATGACTTATGTATTTTTAACTTTAGTGTTCCGGTTCCTTTTATTACCCGATGCCACTCATGTCTCTTTATAAATATAGACTCATTTAAAGAAGTAGGCAAGCTGTTATCTAGCTGTACTTGCCAATCTGTTTCTCCAAGTATCTCAACGGTTCTATCTTCATCATCTCTATGCCATAGAAGTTCTATAGGGTCGATGTTTTCATTAAACTCACGAATGGTATATTCGTTAGTAACTTCTAGGTCTCTGTATGGTTTCTCCATTCTGCTAATCCGTCTAATTGTTCTTTAGTCCAATAATTGTAATAATCAGTAAATTTAAGACTATTTGACTTAGAAAGCAAGTCGGCTAGGTCTTGCACTACCCAAATATAGCAATCAGGAAAGTTCGTGGTTATTCCGTTAATAGTAAAAGGAGATCGTGGATCATTATCTAATACCACTTTATTACTATTTTTAAAAGTGCGGTTTAGAGATTGAGTCTTTACTTCTAAGGTTTCTTCTCCGTATAATTCATAATCGAGAAGGTAAAAAATACATACCTTGTAGACCTGTACGTTGGCATTACTGATCTGAAATGCAATACTATCTAGGTTAGTTTCTTCGATTGTATACTCTTGAGATTTTATAACCGATTTAGCGAATGGACAGATAGACATATTACTTAATTCCGGTCTAGGGATTGTAAGTTCGTCAAACCATTTTTTAAGCTTTTCTACCATATTGGTTTATTGTATAAAGGTATGAGCGTATTCAGTATAACAATCATCGAAATGAGAATAATTAACAGTTAACTCTTCCCCGACTTCTATATTCCTAGATGCTACCATATACAGAGATCCGCTAGTTATTGAATTAGGGTTACTACTGTGGTTTTGAAAAACTGAATGATCGCATGAGGAGTAGTAATAGTCCTCTTCTTTCCAGAAGTACACGTCTATAAAGTTTTTTTGAGTACTGTTTAATTTTTCAAGATTATCTTTGTGAATTTTAATATCTAAGCCTTCTATAAATTCCCAAATAATAGCATCTTTCTTGATATACTCTTTTGTAAAAACTCCAAAGCCTTTATCCTTAGTTTTCTCAATATAAGTACTAATGGTAAACATTTATTTGATTGCTGAATTAATATCATAGTAGAAAGAATCTGTATCCTCGGTGATCCATTTATCGGCTACTGATTCGACTGCTGGTAGTATTTTATCAACTTTAATATCTTTGGGATCCATTGGAAACTCTGCAGTTACCCAATTAGAGTCTCTCCAGTATATCCTATTGTTTGGCATACAGAGTAGATAACCATCGTCTGCTACTAATATGTGCCCGGCTTTATAATCAGTTGGTTCATCAGAGTATGGATTATCATACCAATCTACAGTGAATAGGTATGTTGCCCAAACTTTAGTTTTATCTCTAAGTAATACTTGACATCTTTTTTCTATAAGAAAAGAGTATTTTTTAACTGTTACATTATAATCAAAACAATCCCAGAGTTGTTTATAATAAAAAGGAATATCTTTTTTAGGTTCTTCTATAAAAATTTCTGATAATGGTACACGGGATCTTACCATGCCGTAATCAGTCATAACATGGAAGGTTAGTATCTTACCTGTTACAGATTGGATTGCGAAAGCGTAAGCATTGTCGTACTTATTCTCATCTTTTATATTATGAGTAAAGTGAGAGCGTCTTATTAGACACTTAAAATACGGAATGTTCTCATTCAGCATTACCTTTATTTTCTATAAGTAATTCACCTAGTACCTCTAAACGTCCAACCTCTGTTTGAAATTCGTTTTGAGTCATACTTAAAGAGACACTTCTTAGAGTTTCTTCGAATTCTTTTTTAGCAGCATCTTTATCTAATTTACCTGCTGCGGCTTTCTTGTAATAGGGTAATTTAACTTTATAATGCTTGTAAGTTAATAGTGATAACCCACCTGCCTCTAGGGTAGTGTTTGTAATTTTTTCAGCACCTTTTAGTCTAGTGTCGGCAAAGTCCTCGATGGACTGTTTTGCTTCTCTTAGTATACCTAATAATTTTATCATTTTGTTTTTCCCCAGGTTTTACCTTTTCCTTTTGTTTTACATTGAGCTGCTGTCGGTCTGCAGGCAGGATATTTAGAGCGCTTTTCTCCTTCTTTTCTTCCGCAGGATTTATAACCTCCGTCTCCGTCCGGTGCATTACAATCTACCCATCCGCTTTCTCCTCCTTTTGCTCCTTGACGGTTAAACCACTTATGTAGTGATTCAGCCTCTTCAAGGTCTTCTTCTTTTAAGTCTTTCCAAATACTACCTTGACGGCATCTAACTACAGCACCTGATTTATAAGCTGAAGGTTTATCGTATTTACGGTCAGCAATACGTAGACATCTGTCGCGTTTTTCCTTTTCTTCTTCAAGAACAGTTTGCAATATGTCTACAAGTTTAATCATTACCAAAATCCTGAGTAAGATCCTTTTAATCCTAGTAAAGAAGCATATCTTGGTAATCTACATGCCCAGTAGCCTGGTTTTGTTTTATCTTTCTTTTCAGCACAGTTATGTCTTTTTGCAAAGTTTGTTCTGGCTTCTGAATCGTTAATTTTTGCTGTTAATCCTGTTGTACCTCCAAAAGAAACTTTCTTTACTTTCTTAGTTTTAGGATTCATTACATAAACGTAGAATTTTTTAGATCCACCTCTCTTAGGTTTTCCTAAAGCTACTTCTTTACCTTGGTATTTAGCTTCTAAAAGAAGTTCTTCATCTAACATTGGTAAGTCTAAAGGAACTCTATCTCCTTCAAACATTCCGTATTCTCCTAAATGAGTTTCTAATAAAATATGCTCGTCTTCTTCTCCAACATTTAAAATATTTCTTGAGTATAATGTTCTTGCTTCTTTCCATAAATTAATGAAAGCAGTTGAACCGTATCTAAAAGTATTTTCTGTTATTGGTTTTCCGTTCTTGATATGATATAAGAGGTTCTCTGAGATTGGTTGCTCAAATAAAACACCTTCAGTTAATAAAGGAGCCTTAGTTTCGCAAGTATTACATCCACAGCTACACATGTCTATAAATATTAAGTATTATCTTTAGAATCGTCAGCTTGCTTTTTAGGTTCAAGCTTCACAAATTCACCGTTTTTTAATTCGTATTTGTTGGTTGCTCTATGAGCTACTGCTGCTGGTTGGGCGACAGCTTCTAAGTTGGGTATACCAAACATACTTTTATCTGATCTGAATGCACCTGTTAGTATAGGCCTATAATCTTTTTCAGGGTTATCCCCGTTGTAGTAGTAATGTTCTCCAGTGAGGTTGTAACTGCCGTCATCTTGCTTTTCTAATTTAGGAGCTCCTTGGATTGCGATAGTTACGTTATTAACTCCAAAGTTTCCTCCAAAATCTCTACCGTATACTATTCTCTTAACTAGATCATCACTTTCAATTTCTTTGAGGAATTTAACACTTCGTGGGATGCCAGGAAGATTATTTTTCTTTAAAAATTCTGCTAATTTTGATATGAACGTTTTAACATCGGGTTCATCTTTATATTCTGTAAAACCTCCCCATCTAAAGAAGTCACCCGGGGTAGCTCCTGTGTGTAGGGCTTTTTTATGAGATATAAAAACAACTGGGTTTCCTGAGCTGTCAATTAAATTAAAATCAGCTTTTGGTGTTCCTTTTTGAGTTTGTACTGTTATGATGTCTGGGTAATTTACTCCGTTAATTTTTACAGTTATAGGTCTGTTGTTTTCTATTACAAGCTCCTCTACAACTTTTCTCAACCCTTCTAATGTTGCATCTTCGATTCTTGTTCCTGATCCTTTCCCTAAGCCTCCTAAATCTTTATCTTTTAGTAGACTATCTAATCCATATAAGTTACTGCTATCATCTTTAAAGAAAGGAAATTTATTTACTCTAATTCCACCTAATTCTTTTATTTTTTCCAATTCTTGGTTTGCAAATAACTCTTCATACTCTGGTTTAGCCCAATACAGTACTTTATCAGTACCGTCTGACATTGCAAATAATTCTTCGTTTTTAATTTTGTCAGCAATTGTTGTTGCTCTTTTTTCCCTTCCTGGCTTAGTCATTTCAGGGTAACTGAAAGGCCGGTAAGCAGGGCTTTGTTCTGAGATTTCTCCTTCTAATGTTGGGAAATTTGATTCGAATAGTAATTTATTAAGAAATTCTCTATCTAAAGGATTACTAATATCAGGGTATCCTTTTGGAAATCTCCAACAGTTTTCTCTAATAAATTTTTCGATTATATCCATTATAATTCTAATTCAGGTTCTTCTGCAGCTATTTCTTCAGCTCCTGCTTCTCCAGGTAAAGGTTCTTCTAAGGCTGACTCCATACTACCACCTCCACCGCCTCCGGTTGATCCACCACCTCCGCCTGTGCTTCCACCGCCGGAGCTAAATTCTTCTCCCATGTCTGCGTTTACTGCTTTTCCGTATCTAAGAATACGAGCAATTTTTGACATTGCCATTTCTTCTTCTCCTAAATTTAGTAGGTAATATTTCTTACCTTCAACCTCGGCTACCCAGGATCTTCTTAAATCGTATAGATAAAAGAATTGATCGTTTTCAAGGACGATTCTAAAGGTTGGTGGTTTTGGTGCTACCCATTCAATATCTCTTACAAATAAATTAAATTGAGGAGACATTAAATCGGTTAGAATAGATATCAAGTCAGGAACATGATTTAAAACTTTATATTCTTTATATTTGTTAATACCCTGCCTTTGTAGTTTTCCTACAATGGTTTTTTTAATCAAGGACCTGAGTTGGTGTTTATTCATTTTATGCTAAAGTTACGAAGGTTTATCTCATAAAGCCACCCTTGGTAGCGGTATATTCCATTACTTTAGACATCTTTAGAGTTTTATTCATCTCCTCAGATACATTATCAAAATAATGTCTTTCTCTTAAATTCACAGGCTTTCTTCTCTTTAAGTCAAAAGGTGTTAAGAAAGGTTTTCCTTCTGAATAAGAGAATACTACTTGGTAGATTTTACCGTCGGCAGCTTTGACAACATCGCCGATGTTTAAAGCAGCACCTTCATCATCTCTAACAGGTTCACTGTTGTGAATTAGGGGAGTTGTTGTAGTTAGTGATTCACCGTCGAGGTAAGTTCTAACTGAACTAATATAATCTTCTGCTTTAATTAATTTATAT